TTAGGTTGGCTCTGGGATGGGACAACCTTTAGTGCTCCTCCTGTTATAGACGAGTTTGATACTGGCTTACCATATGATGTAAAACGTGCAAATGATTATCCATCTATTGGTGATCAATTAGACGACCTGTTCAGGGCTGGATATTTCTCTGATGAAATGGCGGCTCAAATACAGGCGGTGAAAAATAAACACCCGAAGGGGCAGTGATGAGATTTGAAAACTTTGTCGGGATTATGGACGATGTGTTCAGTCCCGAATACTGCGAGACACTCATAAAGAGATTTGAGCAAGTAAAAGAGCAGGGGTTCACATATAATAGATTAGAATCCGATAACAATCCCACTCTAAGAAAAGACGACGACTCACTTTTGCCAGCAGACTCAACAAATATGGACATTTTTGTTGACCACCAAAAAGAGTTTAGCGAAAAATTCTGGAGCGTTGTTTACAAGGAATACTCGCAAAAATATAGCGTTTTAGACACCTTTGCTCCTCACACCATATTCTTCAACAAGATACAAAAAACATCCGTCGGTGGGGGTTATCATATTTGGCACACTGAAGCAATGTCGAGAGAAAGCGCGAACAGAGTGCTGACTTACATTGTTTATTTGAATGATGTAGAAGAAGGTGGCGAAACTGAGCTGCTCTATCTTCAAAAGCGAATAAAGCCAAAGGCAGGGACAGTGATTGTTTTTCCAGCGGGACTTACCCACACACATAGAGGCAACCCTCCCTTGAGTGGCGAGAAATATATTATGACAGGCTGGGTCGAACTTTAACAATACAAGACGCGGAGTAACCTTTCTATGAGCATAAAAATATCTTCCCCTATTAGAGCTAGAATAAGCTCTCCTCCGCCTCTTGTAATGTTTTACCTTAGAAAACCCTATAAGCCTCTTCACTGGGGTTCTTTACTAGTATCATTATGGAGAAGCAAATTGAAAAAGAAAAAATCAAACCTTTACGACAACATTCGTAAGAAGCGTGCCCGTATTAAGGCAGGCTCCGGAGAACGTATGAAACGTAAAGGCACCAAAGGTCGTCCTACAGCTGCTACCTTCCGTAGAGCTAAAAAGACCGCTAAAACAACCCTCGCCAAGAAGCGAAAGAAATAATCAAAGTCCCTTGATGGACGGAAAGAGAAAAATGATGACTAAACCCGTAATTGAAATTAATGGCACTTCTTACACAGAAGACCAGCTAACCGAAAAACAAGCTCTGCTTATCAAACACGTTCAAAACCTAGACAGTAAAGTTAACACTGCTCAGTTTGAACTTGATCAGCTAACCGTTTCTCGTAAAGCCTTCATGGACATGCTTGCTGCAGACCTAGAATCTTCAGCAGAAACTCCAGAGGAATCCAAAGAGTAGCTCCTTTCTTTAGGAGTTAGTTATACAATGAATGAACTCCTAGTAAGCTGGTGGCCTCCGGTCTCTGCTCTTATCTTTCTTATCTTTTGGGTCAGTAGAACAATTAGTGAACTAAAAGGTTATAACGATAGACAGGATGAAAGGCTTAAGCAAACCGAAAAGAAGATTGAAAATCTTTTCGAATTACACAATAAAGAAATAGACAGACGACTCGGTAAGCTAGAACGGCTTGAGAAGTAGTCTTCAGAGTTACCCTTACCGCTTCTATAGCTCAGTTGGTAGAGCAGTTGATTTGTAATCATCAGGTCCCGAGTTCGAATCTTGGTGGAAGCACCATGGAAGGGTGGCAGAGTGGTTGAATGCACCGGTCTTGAAAACCGGCATGCGTGTGAGCGTATCGAGGGTTCGAATCCCTCCCCTTCCGCCATTGTACTTCAGGTTAAGTGCAAGGGTGGGCGAGGTCCTATTATAGGGTCTTGTTAATGCCTTTAGGCACAACCAATGAAACCATCAAAATTTTTGCGCGACGACGCGAGAAACGGAGATGGACAACAACAAGGAATTATACAATGGCAATAAAGACAAAGTACAAAATGCCTACAGAAGGTAATCAGATTAAAGTCACATATTCGAGCGGAAAAACAAAAGTAAGCTGTGTCGTATATGCCGTGACTGATAAGCTTGGTGAGATTAATAAAGAAGCTACAGAAGCTCGTATCGAGTATGTAGGATCACAGCTTGGTCTTGATTTGGTAGCTGAAGAAGTTATCGAAGCACCAGTTGAAGAAGTTACATTTGAAGAGGTAGTTGAGGAAGTCATGGAAAAAGATAAAGCTGTTCTTGAAGCACTAGCTGAAGAAGAAGTTTGTTGTGATGACGTCTGTGAAGACTGCCCTGAGTAATGTTTTGGCCTTATAACGCAGAAACTCTTGTTTTCATTTATGACGTAAACAATGTTTCTGAGGAACAGCTACTCACTGCTTTAACCAAGCTCATGACTGAAATGGTCAAGCGAGGTTATACTGTTGAAGAAATAGAATACTTAATTTGCCTCAATAAACTTGATGGCAAGTAATTTTCGTCCGAAAGGAATGATAAACAACTGACTACTGCAATTTGAATCCTTTCGAAAAGCCTTTGAAGTAGTAGTTATGTCGGTTTATCTAGAATCGATTTAGGGTTATGGCTTAACCCAGGTAAGGTATGAGGATAATAAGGATAGCAAGGGCGGCTTGAGCCGATGCTCGCTACCTTGCTAGACCAAGGGCTTCATCTCCCTCCTCCTTCAGTTTTTGGTAATCTGTCGGTCAAAGAAACCAAATTTTCAACAAGAAAAGTAAAGTAACGCTTTACACAACAAAATAGAAACTTAAAATTATGGAAATGCTTATCGAATATTGTTTACAGCACTTTGATAAAGGTGGGGTAGCAATGCTATTGGTGTGGATGTACTTCATTCACCGTGATGTAAAATCAAATCAAGACGACATCAACATTATCAAGAATAATCATCTCTACCATATTGAGAGAGATATAGCAGTCCTAAAGGAAAAATCCAAGGATCTCTAAAATGATTTTAGAAAAATACACAACAGAAGAATTAGCCTCAGTATTTGAAGGCGTGAATGATAAAGGCGTAATGGCATTTCTAGTTTTAGAATTGAACCGTATTAGCGCCGAGTTAGAAACAGTTAAAAAGAACACCGAAAAGAAATCAGTGGGACGTCCACGTGGTTCTTTTAAGGGTGAAGCCCCTTCAAAGGGTTATACTCCAATAGGAGAAGTAAATGACGAAAATCCAGACCCAGTGGTGGGCGAATAGTTCTAAGGATTCTAAANCAACACGGCTCAAACGATCTGACCAAGTTGATCAAGAATCCCGAGAAATGTACACATACACAATTGGTGGCCGATTAAGTTTTAAAGAAAAGTTCGATGGCTCATGCTGGCAGATTACTACCGGCGCTAAAGTACTCGAAACTTTCGAAAGTGAAGAAGCAGGTGTTGACCGCTATCACAAATTACTTCTTAATAAGATTGCCGTGGGTATGATCTTAGGTCATGCCTATATGCGTGAAAACATCGGTGGCTTTAACAGCGCAGCTTCTTATAGTGGCTGGGTGCGAATCTAACTCACCAAAATAATTGGAGAAAAGAATGAATATTGAACTACATCCCTCTCAGTCTGATATTATCCGCGATTTGTTCGTGGAGAAGACGAATAGATATGGGGTAGTATGTGCTTCACGTGGCTTTGGTAAATCTTACCTTGCTGCGGTATCTGCTATGTTAGCAGTACAGGAGCTTATGCAGTTACCGGAAACCGTTCCTAATAAGAACGTCAGTATCGTAGCTCCTACCTATCAACAAACCGTTGACATTTATTATCCTCTATTGGCTTACCAACTTGGTCTAGCTGATTGGGCGCTCACTCATTCTGCTTATACAGGAAAGTTTACTTTTCCTAATAACGTAGAGTTGAGGCTTTGGTCTTATGAGGCTTCAGAGCGTATGAGGGGTAGTGGTCAATACTTTGTTGTATGTGATGAGGTTGTATCTTGGGAAGGTAATCCTGGACTTGAAGAGTCTTGGTCTTCCATTATCCGACCTTGTATTACAACTCGTTGGAGTGCAGACGCTGCAAGGCGTTTTAATGCTCCTTCCCCGGGTCGTGCTTTAATTATTAGCACACCTAAGGGTTATGACCACTTCTATGACATGTTCAACTACCAAGACGTTGACAAAGATTGGAAGAGCTATCATTATAGCTACCATAACTCCCCCTATTTGTCGGCTGAAGAAATTGAGAAGGTTAAACTAACTGTTGACCCTCTTAAGTTTGCACGAGAATACGAGGCTTCCTTTGAAGACTCAGGTGCTAACGTATTTTATAACTTTAGTCGTTCGGATCATCTCGATCCTACTATTGAGTGGCCAGAAGAAAACGAAGTAATCTTTCTTGGTATTGACTTTAACGTCGGTATTCAAGCTACCTCTGCTTTTTATAAGCGTGGTGAATCAGTATATTACTTTGATGAATTCATGGGTCACCCTGACACAGACTCCCTAGCAAAAGCTATTAAAGCTCGCTACCCTAATAATCCAATCCGCGCTTTTCCTGACCCCTCCGGGCGTTCAAGAAAGACAAGTGCGGTAGGAGCAACAGATTTTTCGATCCTCGAACAACANGGCATTCGCTGTCTAGCNCGTAAAAAGGCTCCGGCTATTGCTGATTCGGTTCAGGCAGTAAACACTAAACTTAAAAACGCCAAAGGCGAAGTGCATATTAAGTTTGACCCTAAGAGATGTGAAAAGACTGTTAAGTCTATGGAACGTACTTTATGGTTAGACTCTAACCCTGATTCCCTGGTCATTGATAAACGATCAGGTGATGAGCACTTTTCTGATGGTATCCGTTATGCTATCGAATATCTATTTCCAGTCACAGGTGGTAAGAAGCGTGTGATTACAGGTAATAGACTCATCTAACTACTGGATTACACTACATGGCTAAGAACCGTAAACGACAAACACGTAAGCGTCAAGAAGACAAACAATATCTACAACAACGTCAAGAGGGATTTGAAAGACCAGCTCGTTCT